TTGGAGCAGGTGTCTGACTTGCATCAAAGCCATCCACAGTATCAGCATTCTGGCTCCAGTAATCCAAAGTGCTACCTGTCCAGTACTTTAGCTTGTTTTCTGTTGTGTTGTAATATACGTCACCAACATCAATAGGATTACCCAAAGGGTCGGTAGCAGGGTCTGAAGAGTAAGCACCATAGTATCTCCCTTTAAAATCGTTGAGATAAGATAATGCATTAGCCTCAGACGTTGCAGCATTACTTGCTGAAGTCGCAGCCGCACTCGCACTGTTCGCCGCATTTGTCTCAGATACGGCAGCCGCAGCTGCACTATTAGCCGCATCTGCCGCACTTGCACTTGCCTTTTGAGCAAAATGATAAGAGCTGTATCCGCTTCTACTTTGGCTATCGGTAAATTGTGTATTTTCAGCTGTATTAGCCCAACCGTAAGAGTCATTAGAATATGTGAGTGCATTGTTTTTTGCTGTTGTCGCAGTTGAAGCACTTGCTGCTGCGTTAGCCTCAGACGTAGCTGCATTTGTAGCTGATGTTTCTGCTGCGTTCTTATAACTTAAAGCGTTAGCTTCACTTGTAGCAGCAGCACTCGCACTTGCAGCAGCGTTAGCTGCACTTGTGGCCGCAGACGTTTCGGATAGGTTTATTCTTGTGTTTAAATCAACCTCACCATTTCTCGCTGTAACAATCTCATTTGTATTAAGATTGACTTGGTCAACTACCTCATCAATCTTTTGTCCAATCGGGTTTGCATCATCTGCCGCATCCCATAGCTCACCATCAACCCAAGTCTTATTTAATCTTTGTATAGCCATATTCTCCCTTACCTCCTATAACCAACATAAAATGTTATTTGTAAATCAGATAATTGGAAGTCTGTGTTCCCCTTTTCCTTTTCAATTCTCAACTGTAGCCCGTTACTTGACACATCAAGCCTTACCTTGCTTCTCTGTGCATAAACGCCACCAAGCAAAAAGTTGCCAACCCTTGCAAATCCAAGCCTACTCTCACTGCCATATATGCTGTCAGAGCCAGCACTTCTCATTACACCAGTTATATTTACAGCTCTGTATACATTTATAGTTGTTTTTGTTATTGAATTAGTTACAAGATACAATACTCTCCAGTTTTTCCATATCTCTTGGCTATCTCCGCCAAATATGGCTGTATCAAAATAAACATCAAAATCAACACCATCGTCTTGAAATACTTGTTCGTCAAACTTATATACATTACCAACACTATCTGAGTAATATCTTTGTCTGTTGTAATTACACATTGATACTAAATCGAAACAATATTTACCATCTTGTTGGGAAGCTTCTCTATAAATAGTAAAACCAAGAGTGTTTGGGGACAGAACAAACGTATAATAGTTATCTGTAATAAATATCTTATTATCTTCCTCATCCCTACAAAATGACTTAAATGTGCTAAAATCATTTGGTAATAAGTTTTGTATAGGAACACCTATTTTGTCTTCTATCTGCTCACCAGTTTGAATATATGGACTAAAAACAACTATTCTTCTATCAGTAAGCAAAGCACATACTGAGCCTGCTTTAAACTCTTTGATTGCGCCAGGCATAACGCCAGTGTTAACAAGGTTATCAACTTTAAACGGAACATTTACATCACCAGTCGGACTTATCTTGTAAAGTCCCCTATCTGTACCTACAAACAAAAAGTCTGCAACTGTCTCAATAGCAGTTACCTTCCCTGACATAGCTACAAAGTAGTTGGCGTCCCACACTTCAGGGTTTGATATTTCACTAAAGTAAATATTCTCTGTGCCATCACCGGCTATGACTATTCTGTTTTGAAATATAGTAAACAAAGTCCCTTTTGGTATGTTTACAGTAGCAGATATATCATCAACTACATAAGATGTTCCATTATGATATAGTTTATAAATATTAGTGCCATTAGCAAAAATAAACTTATTGACATAACCAGTGCCACCCCAAGTGCTTGCTGATAAAAGAGTATTTGTTATTTCATCAAATGTGTTTGTTGTGTTATTATATATGTATAGACTTGTGCCTGATATTGCTATTAGCTTCTCATTTACATTGCCGTCTCTTATTTCATTCCATTTAAATATAAATGATTTAGCTGACAGTGTGCCTATTTTTACAGTCCCTGCTCTTTGAATAATCTTTCCATATTCGTTAAAAGTAACATTAACGGCAAACGCAAGTTCATCAGGCTGTAACTTGAATATATCTGAATATGTATTCACAGTCCTAAATTTACTCATGTAAATACTGTTTTCTTTTAATTCTTTAGCCATGCATCACCATTTAATTTATATACCCAAAGCATCAATATTAGGATACCAAGCAATGTCATCATCTGCTTCCACACTATACACATTTTCACTATAATATTTGCTTAATTCTTTTTGAAATAGCTGCTGATATACTGGGGCTTCTGGTGCATTCAAAAATATACAAGTATAAAAAGCACCACCATACAATAAAACAGTGTCATTTGGCACTAATTTGTTTACATCTGAACCATCAAATACAGGGCTTTTTAAAATATAAATTACAGTATAAGCCATGTCTTCTATTGGTGCTTTGGTTAAATATATTTTATTCTTCTTTATATAGTAAGTAGTTGTGTCTAAATTACCAACAGAAATAACTTTATATACATCATATGTAGTAGGCACTAATGTTGTATTAGCATTAATAACAACATCTTCCTCTATTCTTTGATAGTCGAATGTGCCAAAACTCTCTATATCTCTAATTGCATTGTCTATTGCTTGATATACTATTACATCAGGTAACGTTGTATCGTGAACAAATGTTTTTATTTGAGCTACAAGCTCTGCGACTGTCATTTTCTTTCCTCACAAGATTTATAATGAGCCAATAATTTACCTTTACTTTCAAATTCATTATTACAATATTTGCATATAAATTGTGTAGTGTTATTCTCTTGTGTAGCTGACTTAATCTCTTTATATTCCTTATAACCCTCTTGTAAAAATAAAGATAAAAGATTATCAGGAATTTCTACAATATCTTTATCTTTAACATCAATACCATAGAGCCAATGCACTGTATCTTTTTTTGTTTTAACAACTTTAATCATATTTTTCCTCCGCTTGTCCTGTATTCAGGGTGCTGTCTTATAAACTCTCTTAGTTTTACAGGGTCATTGTATATCTCAACACCTTTTTCACCCATAGAGATAAATACATCTATTGGAATTGAAGCTACTTTTCTCATTGTTCTTTTTGCAGTAAAACCATCATTATACTTAGCTTCTTCTTTATTTTGTTCCAATAAAGATGTATGGTCTATAATATTTGTTACTTTAACTTGTTTGTCATCTATATCTATTAGTTGTTTATACATATGCCCTCTTTAATATATGGGGGCATAGCGCCCCCAAAATAAATTAAGATAATGCTGCGATAATTGCGTTTGCTTTCTCTGCTCTACCAACAAGAGTAAGCTCACCCTCAATTACCTTTTCTTTTCTTGAACCTTGTGGCTGTAAATCTTCTTGAGTAAATGGTCTCAAGTAAGCAGTTTTCCAGTAGTCTTTGGATAGTATATAAACTTTATCATTAACCATCCACCTATCTGCTATAATCTTCACAAGACCAAAATCACTCTCATACACATCAACAGCTGCAATAAGTTTCTTATCTTTTGCATCTACATTTTTAGTAGTGCCTGCTGTGAAAGAGGAAATAAGTCTCTTTTTAGCACCGTTTACAACCACAGTATCAGGGTCTCCGCCTGCATCCCAAGCAGCTTGAATACCATCATTAAGTAAGCCTTCTGTCAATGCTCTTGGAGTTCCATTAGTAAGAACATTTGTTGATACTTGAGCAGGGATACCGCCCATTTTTCTTGCAGTTGTAGTGGCATCTCCAGCAACTGCAGCAGCGTTCTCTATAATAGCTTTCTCAACATCTCTGGCTATTTCTTTCATAGCCTTAGCCATTTGATAAGCTATTTCAGATTTAACTCCTGCCTTCATAACAGCTTCTTGTGTCTTAGTAACGCCATAAGCCTGAGTAAAGATTTGTGTGTAGTTACCTTTTCTAACTCTTGGTGCAGGTGCTTCTACTGTGTAATCCCCTCCTTCTACCATAGCATTGTCTTTAGGCGCTCTCAAGTCATCTTCAAGCCATTCGTGGTAAGTGCCTGTTGCCTTTTCTTTTCCAAACATAGAAAAGATTGGTGTTTCTTTTACTGCAATATTAGTTATAATGTCGGACAAATCCTCTCTATTTCCGACTGCTGTGTAAGTATTTATGTTAGCCATAATACATTCCTCCTAATTTTAAATTAATCCCATTTCAATAAGCATTTTAGCTTGTTCCTCTGTTGATTTAAATTGTAAATCATTAACCTTTATTTTAGGCTTTTTTGGCTCTATTTCGCCAGTACCGCTACCTTCTACAACAGGTGGTATAACTTGTTTCCTTGTCTGTTGTTTAGGCTTTTGTATTAAAGTGTCCATTTGTTGTTGTTGTTGTGCTTGGGGCTTATGCCCTGCATAAAACATTTCTCTTGCTGTTTCAAACAACTCAAGTAATGGCTCAATATTCCCAGTGGCTTTTGCTTGCTGGATTTCCATTACTTTCTCGTGTGGCATATTTGCCAATGCTTGAATAGCTAATTGCTCAATAGCAGGATAGTTAGGTTCAGTAGCTATTAGCATTTGCTCAGCTGTCTGCAATGCTTGCTCAACTCTTGCCTGATTTTGGTAGTTAGTTGCCAAGTCTTGTGCATACAAACTTTTAAGTGCTAAGTAGTTACTGTCAAACTCATCCACATCTTTACCTAATTTTTCTTTTGCCAAAGAGTCTGCTTGCTGTAGTATAGCTTGAGCAACATCTGTTGGCAATGATTGTAAAGGTTTTACAGCTACTTGTTTAACTAATTCTAACGCTTTCTTTTTTATATCAGCAACTTTTTGTGTTTTTCTTGTATAATCAGCTTGCATTGATTTATAAAAAGGCACAAGCTCTTCAGGTATTTTTTTAGGGTCTAATTTATCAATGCCAAGTTCTTTAATTTCATCAAGAGTATAGTATTTATTCTCAGGTTCTACAGTAGTGTTGTCTTCAGCTTCTTGTTCTGTTGCTGTTGCTTCTTCTTGAGCTTCTTCTTCAGAGTTTTCTTCTTCTCCTTCTCCGCTTTCTGTGATATCTGGGATATCTTTTGCTTCAGTTTGTTCAGGTTCATCGGCAACCTCCCAACCTAAATCTCCTTCAAGCTCACCTTTGTCATTTAAAAATATTTTACTTTCCTGCTCAGTCATAGATTGTTCAGTTGGTTGCTCTATGACTTGCTCTTTGTTAAGAGTGTCATCCATTGTTTTCCTCCATATATTTTAGTTCATCTTCAGCCACCATACCATTATCAATGGCTGTCCACAATTTATCTTTTATTTTGTTGATTATAGTTAATTCTATTCTCAATTTATGCCACTCACTTTCAGTAGCAACAATCCATTCATCATAAATATCATTTATTATATCTTTAAATACGCCATCTAATACTTTCAATAATTCTTTTGATAGATTAGCTTTTACAATAGCTTGTGCTATTCTTTCATAACTATCCATTTAAAACCCCCATCATAGCTTGTAATTGAGCAGGGTCAACTTGTTGCTCTTGTTGAGGTTCTTGTTGTATACCACCGGTAGGTATATTTTGCTGTTGCATACCAGCCATTTGCTGTTGCTGCATCTGTTGCTGTAATTTCTCAGGTGTAACCATAAAGTCGTGGACATTTTTATACCCAAGTTTCTCATACATAATCTTAGTTAAATTATGTATATGCTCAGGAGTAGCTAACCCAGCCGGCATAAGTACTTGCATAGTATGAGCCATCATCATTTGTAGTGCCTGTAATTGTTTATCAGGAGTCCCCATACTAATGCCAGCATTTACTATTAAATCAAACTTACCATCTAAATCATCTGGTGTAATAGTATATTGCTGGTTAGTAAGTCTAATCACCTGTTCTTTATCTATAAACTTTTGATTTAATTGAACTAAAAATCCAAATAATTGTCTTATACCTGTTTCAGCAAATATACGTATAATAAGCTCAAGCCTTTGGTTTGAAGCCTGCATTATTTGAGTTATACCAGTAGCAGTTTTGTTTAAACTTGAAGCATCCATACCTTGAGAATATCTTGTGATACCGCTTCTGTTCTCTTTTGTATAGTCTAAATACTCAAGCATAGGCATAGTAAGCTGATGAATAGGCTTTGGTGTTAAAGGAGTTACAACATTATGTATATTAGGGACATTAGCTCTTACTCTTAAGAAAGGTCTATTATTTAATAAATCTTCTACATAAATAGCATCTTCTCTTAATAATAACTTACTTTCATTTGATAAAGCAAGGTTTGTTACAAGCTCTTTCATTAATGCTGTTTTAAGATTTTGTATTTGTCCTACAATATCAGAGAACCCTTTGCCAAATATTTTATAAGGCTCAAGAATTGCAGATAATGTAAAGAATGTAGTTCTACCATATGTATTCTCTTCAATACGCAATACTTTATTCCCAGCTATTGTAACTATAACATCTTCAAGTTTCCCATCGTCGTTAATATCAAGTTTCTCGTAACATTCATATAAGTATATATTATTTCTTGAAGGTTGTGCATCATTTTGTAAATAATTAACTTTATCGTCTTGACCTGTTATATAAAACTCATCATATTCATCATTTTCAGTAGTAGCATTTTCTGCTATTTCATCTACAAGCTTTTTATCATACACACCTTTTTCTGCTTGTCTTTTGAGATAATCTATTGTTACTTTTTTCTTATGTATTACATATTTAGCCTCTTCTATTGTTTTAGCAGTATAGTCATACAAAAACTCTGTTATAGGTACATTTTCAATAACAGGTTGATTTTTAGTAGCTTTTTTTAATCTATATTTAACAGAATATATATTGTTTAAAGTTTGGGGGTCTTGAGAAACTATATCATAACTTTTAACTTCGATATCATCTGCCTGTAATAATTGTTGTAATTGTTGTTCACCAACATATTCGTCAATATCCTCAAATTCATATCTCCTATCCCAATAACATTTTACAACACCAAGACCTGTTATAAGAGCATCTTTAAACCATTTATAAAATACCATAAAACCATTGTTTAAAATATTAAGCTGGTAATTACAAAGTTCTTGCATTATATTAGCTTTAGGTACATCTTCCTCCCCTCTTCCTATTACTGATACAACATCATCACTGCCAAAAAATGTCTGCATTAATCTTGGCATAATCCACTCAATTACATCTGCTGTATCAGTTGATACAACCTTAGACTTCTTATGAAGTCTTGGCATTAACTTTTCATAATAACTATCACTTGCATTGTATATATCGTATCTTTCTCTTACAACAGGATATATCTGGTCTTGAGCATATTGTTCTGCTTGTTGTATATCCCCTGATACAATAGTTAATATTTCATCTTTTTTTAGTTTCATTTATCCTCCTACCAAGCACTCCAAGAACCTACTTCTTCAAAATAACTCATATTTTTATCCTGTATCGGTACTTCAATTATTTGGTCAGCATATGCAAGAGCATCAGGTAAATCATCGTGTAGTCCCTTAGGAAATGTCAGTAATTCATTTTCAAGTTCTGGTAAATAGTCAGCATTTTCTTCAAACCAGATAGTTCCAGTTTTAAATCTTGGTTGTAATGTTTTTATCCTTACTTCTTTTTGATTATCAGCAACTAAGTCAATAAGTTCAAAAAATACATTTCTTCGTGGCATTTCTTTTTCTAAAAAGTGTTTCATAGCAGATTGAAAAGCTACCTTTTCTATACCTACTTTCAATACATCATATTTTTGCACAAGGTCAAATATTTTATCTATTGTCTCTGAAGGAGTAAACCTACCATAAACACAATCCAGAATAAAGATATTATTTTCAGCATTTACGCCAATAACCATTATTACTGAATAGTCAGCAGTTTTCTTTTCTGATATAGCTAAATCTGTAACTATATACTTGTTTGTTGTTCTTTTAATTTTATCTTTATCAGCAGGTGAATAGTATTTAAACCATTCTTTTTTAAATGTTTTATACTCATCAGGTAATGCTACACAAAAAAGCTCTCTCATTATTACGTCTAACTTATTAAGCTTTTTAGCATTCTCAAGCTTAAAGTCTATTTCTTTTTTTGAATATTGAGACTTCCAAGTAGGTTCTCCTTTTTCATCCAACACTGCTATTTTCATTGTCTCAAAACCAAGTTCATCTTTATTATTTATTACTCTTTCTATTATACATTTTTCACCTAAATTGTTTCCTATAATAAACAATCTTCCTGATTTTGATAAATATAAAATATCACTTAAAAACCAATCCCAATCCTTTTCAAGTGTAGTATCTGACATCATATCAGCAACGTCTTGTGGGTCATCAATTAGAACAATATCAGGACGTTTATTACCCCATAAACTACCTCTAACTGAAGAGCCTTTACCTTTGCCTTCTATTCTAACTCTTTGATTGCCTTTGAGAATTACTTCATAAGCACCACCATCATTTAAAGTCTCTTGTACAACTCTATCAACCCTGAAGGCAATTAGTGGATTACTTTTAACTTCTTCAGCTATCTGCTTGATAACTCTTGCACTATCTGTAGCAGAAGATTTAATAATCAACATATAGAACTTTTTCTTTTTTGGAAACAGTATATTATAAAGAGGAAAAGCCCTCATAGCATAAGAAGATTTACCACTTTCCCTGAAAGCCTCTATAGCAAAATGTCTATCATCATTAAGAAGTAAGTCAGATAGTTTATAATGAAAATCAGCTGGTTGTTTATACTCTTCTTTTTCACATAAAAATAATTTATAAAATTCAACAAGATTACTTTTACCTTGAGTAAGTATTTTTTCAAATGTCTTAGGGTCTTTAACTAAATCTAAATACTTCCTACTCATTTATCCTCCAAGAAGGAGACAGCTCTTTCATAAACTTCATTGAGAAGCCCGATATTAATAGTAACCCCTTTATTTTCGTCAAGCCCTCTTTCTTTCCTAACTTGGTCATTAAGTATAGCAAGAGCTTGAATTTTATCTTTAGTTCTCATTTCTTTAAGCTCCTTTGAAGTCATAGTCTTTACTATTTCAGCTTGGAGCTTTTCAAAAGCTTCTGCTTTATTTTCGCTGAATGCTTTATCTATTTCTTTTTTATCGTGATACTTTAATTTTTGGTGTATTGTAGCTATCGGAACACCAGTAATATTAGAAATATCAGTAAGTGTCTTGCCTTGCTTTCTAAGATTAATTATCTGGTCTATTGTTGCTTGCTTCATAACACCTCACATAATTCCATTTTATACTAATATTATATCATATTTTTTTGAAAATGTCAAGTACTTTTTTTATCTTTAATTAATTTTTTTTTCTAATAAATTATGTAAGTAAAAATAGAGATACTTGAAGATATAAAAATACCCTCTGAGAGGCCAAGAAATGCCCATATTTGACGAGGAGAGATTTTTCAAAGGTAATTACCTTGCCAAGCATTAAAAATGCAATACAGGGCAAAATATGGCTTTGTTTTTTCTGAAACCCTTATAAATACTGAAAAGTTAATATCGCAAACTTGTGAAGCAGGCAAAACA